GAATCTGGAATTAAAGTCAACAAATATACTTTCAGGTTTCTTGTATACATTAGTCAACTCCATACACTCCTCGACACTCTCCGGGATAGGATAACCTTCAGGGAGGGATTTCTTTAGCCACTGCCTTGCTCTGTCTTCTGCAAATCCTCCATGCTCTATACATACCCACTCCGAAATATGATCTATTGCGCCGGTACTATAATCAACCCGCATAGATATCCTTCCGCCTTTTTCGTGAACATAGAAATTTGTATCTTCGGGAGTTAATATTATTTCCCTTGGTGGAACATATTTAGACAGCGGATCTGCTGAGCTTGCCTCTTCTCCATGCCCGACATTAACAGGCCATTCAAACCCGCATTCAACGCATTTAAGAGTTTGTATAAAATTCGGAGTTTTGCAACTAGGACATTCTTTCATGGATGCAGTTTTAGATCCAAGACCGGACGTTTTCCCGGTGGTTACAACCTCGATTTTATCTATAGGCCCATGCTCTAAGATATTCCCGGCATAATCTAAAATTAAACAATCCTTTTTCCCTTCCTCCGTCCTCAGCCCCCTTCCGCACATCTGATAATACAACCCGGTAGACATAGTCGGGCGAAGTAGAATGATGCAGTCTATATGGCGGGCATTAAATCCGGTTGTTAATATATCGCAATTTGTAACATATTTTATCCGGCCTTCTCTAAATCCAGAAAGAACTTTTTCACGTTCGACTGATGTCATTTTTGAGTGGATAGTCTCGCACTTCTCACCCTGTCTTTCAATCTCTTCTTTTACATGGATAGAATGCAAAATACCAGTGCAAAAAATTAAAACATGATTTCTATCTTTAGTTAATTTTAAAAATTCTGAGACTGCTTTTTCAATTATCAATTCATTGTCACAAACTTTATTCAATTCTGATTCTATATATTCCCCGCCTCGTTTATGCACTTCTGAAACATCCGGTTTTACAATACCTGTTTTACCGATTAGAGGGCAGAGATACCCTTCATTTATCAATTTCACTAAAGGAACTCTATAAATTATTTCATCGAAGATTTTGTTGTCTCCATATGTCAACAACCCGGAGTCAAGGCGATACGGGGTAGCGGTGAGGCCGATTATTTTGCAGTAGGGAGCCTGATTCAGCATTGCATTTAAAAAGGTGCGGTAAGTGCCGAATCCTTTCGCCGGGATTAAATGACAATTATGTACGAGTATTCCAGAAGCGTAGTAAGAGGGATGATTTGAGATTTGTAAATTGTATATAAATTCATTATCTCCGAATTTTTGATGTGATATATTGACCACCCGAATGTCTTGAGTAATCCCGATTTTTTCAAATCCCTTTTTAATTGTTCCCCATAATGAGTTTTCCCATCTATCTCTATTCCTATTTTTAATATTGGATTTGCTACATCTATTTTGTAACATGTCGGATATAAATGTTCTGATCTTTTGCATTTTGTGGGTATTGCTAATTCTGCGACCCATTCGTTTGATAACATCGATAATAATGCAATTTGCGGAACTGTTAAATGACCGTTCCCTCCCCTGATTGTTGGCTTGTGTCCTATTCTTTTTAAAGATGCTTTCATTTTGTTTTTTGATTCTATATTGTGCATCGGATTTTTTAATTTCTTCGAGCAAGATTGAGAGCAACATTCTTGTTCGTTCCATTTGTCTTCCCGAAAACAATATTTTATTTTTCCATCTTTTATTTTTACCCAAGGGAAAAAAATCTTTCCACATTTTTTGCATTTTTTTTCGGCTGAAAACACCCTGTCCCCTTGCCAAGTCCCGAGTTTGCGTCCAACCGGCGGATTTTGTAAATACTGGATGGCCTCCCGTGCATATAAAATTTTCTCCATTTGATAACTCCACTTTATATAATTTTTTAGCATATTTACGTTTTGAAATTGATTCTACAATTCCAGTTCCTACAGCGTTGTACACGATATCCCCGCAACATATATTTTCAATTTTTTTTCTTCCTTCTGGAGTAGATATTAAAGTTTCTCCGACAAAACATTCATCTATAACTATCAAATTAAAGCATCCTAATTCAAGCGCACGTTTATAAACAGATTGAATCCCCGCGAAAATAATTTTATTATCGGTGTCTCTGCAATTTAATCCGGCGGAATAAATCCCAGCATTAACCATGCCAAGATTAGATATCAATTCATTATAATTTTGTTTTATCAATTCTTGCTGATGTGTTAAAAACAAAATTCTACATTCTGGAAATTCATTTAATATTTTTTCTGCTATCATTGCTTGAATCATCGACTTTCCCGCTGCCGTTGGAAGTTCAACAAGTGGATGTCCGGGATCATCAGTTTCAAAATAATTGAAAATAGCCTCAACCGCTTCAGTCTGATAATATCGTGGTTCAAATTTCATTTTTTATTAACCTCTTCCCGAACACCATAATCTCTTCAAGTCTAAAAGGGGTAGAACAAGAAAATATTTTAAGCTTAGGGATTAAAGTATATTTTAAAAAATATTTATGTTTTAACTCCGAGAGTCTTTCTTGTTTTTTAAAGTTCATGTTTCTTGCAAAGCTCCCGCATATTATACGGCAAGTATTGACGGTCTAAATTATTAATCCGAAATTTTGGCAATTGTTTATCGCAAGCATACCCCTTGTCAATCTTTTGATTCTCCACCGCTTTCTTATAAAGAATGCACAAAGATTTTTCTATCTCTAAGTTGTTCATATAACCCCCTTCAACTTTTTAGTAATTGTTTTATCTTCTTGTAATTCTTTGACTTTATTATTATCTGATTTAAAACACAACTCAAAAAATTCTTTGTCATAAATTTCTGGACTAGTTAAGCATGTGGAGGATGGTATTTTTTTTGCTTTTGAATTTACATTATAAAAGCTGTCTCCAGTGTCCAACCCGTATTTAATCCAGTTAGGTGCTCCCCCGCCTTTATCTGCATCTATTGTTTTAAAAGGCATAAGAGTATTTAAAAATAAGTGTTCATTGCAAGTCTTCCCGCTTCCAGTAAACTTTATATCTTTTCTCAGACAGTTCCATTGCCCTGTCATAGTTTTATCTGTTGTGTCGGGCTCGCTGAACGCGCAAGTCCTACAGTTTACGTCCGGGACTTTATTATCAAAACATATTTCTTTCGTCCTACACCACCCGCACTTATAAAAAGACCTGTTCTCGCTCATTCTTTTCGGAGGTCGGTCTGCTTTTATAATTGACTCGGCTTTTGCCTTTAAAGATATCGCATGTTTTACGTTTAGTTCTGTTCTACAGGAAGTATATCTCCTACCTCCGGGAGTTGATACCGTTAAATAATGCCGGGTTAATTTTGCAGAATCCATATAAACCTGAGATTGTGCATAATAAACTTCGTCCCATAACTCAAGAGCTTTCTTTTCTCCTTCAGATAGAATTAAGTCTAAAAGTTTTTTAAATTTTTTTTCATTGACTGCTTTATTTTCCCACACATGCCAAGTTTTCGGAGCTTCCAAAATTCCTTTTATAATACCGTCACTATGACCGCAAAAATGTCCTCCGATAAACTTATATGCAAACTGTTCCCCCGTGTTGGGGTCTACTGTATCAAGATCTATACCTTTTACAAGCCTTAACCGTTCGGCTGTTATATCTTCTTGTTTATACCCGTCAGAGATTGCGAGTATTGATTGAATTGTTAAATGCTCAGTTAAAACATTCCGAAATCTGTACCATAGCATCCTCCAGCAGTCTTCCCCAATCTCCGACATCCCGAGGTAGTTCCTTTTTCTCTGGGTTTCTTTCTTCACAATCTCTTCTGACATTTTATCTAAAGTCATATTGTTATTTAAATAATCTTCAATATTCATTTTTTATATTCCTTGCATTTATTTACAATAGGGGGCTTAAGTAATTATTTTTTTAGTGTTAAAATTATTTCTCTTTTTTCTTCATCATAAGTGATTCCTTTTCCGCATATATTATATTTTTCAGCTTCATAAAAATCAGATACTATCTCACATTTTATTTTAAAACTATCAGGTAGTTTTGTAAGCATTTTTATCAGTTGCTTTCTAGTCATTTCATCTCACTTTTCCTCGTGTTTTTCATTTTTTACATATATCCCATAATTACAAAGTACAGTTTCTAATCTTTTAATTCTCTCTATCAACTCCGCTTTCTCTTCCTTATGTTTTGTAGTACACAGTAAACATTGCTTCTGCTCGAGTTTAAGAGTTTTAATTTCAGATTCGAGCTTTTTATACTGCAACTCTAATTCTGCATAATCGGCATATGTAACGTATTCACCATTCCTCGATATAT